CGCCTCAAAGTCCTCCGAATGGTAGGCCGAAACAATCTCCATGAGTTGCTTCTCAGCCATTTCGAGCGCGTTGGCCTTGGAGGCCAGCATTGCGTTCATTCTTTCAAAGTCATACGCCTTAGCGACCCCAGACGAGTTATCGATGCTCATCGAGTTGTCTTGCTTCGTGCGTTCGCCGGCCATGCCGGTTGAATGGTAAATCTCAGAGATGATCTTCTCGACCACCTTCAGAATGGTGCCTGCCTGGGTCGTGTCAGGCGAAATGAATTTCGGTTCCATATTCGACTGACCGTCGAATGTGAAAATCCGCTTCGTGCTCATTTCGAGGATCTTCTCATGGCCGTCATCGCCAGGGATCATCGCTTGAGCCGGAATAACCAATTGCGAGAACGTCTGATCTTGAATGATGGCGTCCAAGTTCGACAGATAGTTCGCTACGGCGCGATCGAGATAAGCTGTGTCATCGATCAACGCTTGGCCAGAATACAGGTTTTCGTCGATTACATGATCGACCGGGAACACCGGAGTGATGCCGACACCATGTTCGCCCGCATCCACGAAAGAGTAGCGCTTGCGGCTCCCTTTGCCGGTTTTCTCGAACAGCGCCCAGAAGTTTGGTGTCCAAAGGCGAAATTGCTGTACACTTCCGCCTTTCGACCAGGGGGAAGTGTCATCGCGCTTTGAGCAATCAAGAATGATCCAGTTCAGCGTACCGTCTTCTGAGTACCCCATGTCGAGGACGTTTTGAGGCTTCACGATGTAGGAATAGACGCGGTTTCCGCTTGTCTTGTCTTCTTCGGTGGTTCCGCCGCCGCCACGCTTATTGCTGTCTACGACGATCCAGATTTTCCCGAATGTTGAAGCTTTGGCGGAGACGAGCTTCATAAACTCTTGGATCTCGCGGCGGCGGAGTGTCGAGTTTTTCCAGAAGGATTTAATGGTCGCGGTCGCGTCTTCCTTTCGGCGCACGATTGGCGCCTTGAAGATGTACTTGTTGACCAAATCGACGACTTCGCGAGTGTGGTTGAAGCGATACGCCCGTTCCAGGCGCTCTTTGTACTCGACGTCGCCTTCCTTGTAATACTGAAAGATGTTCTTGTTGAACCATTCGCGCCCACCTTCGTAGGTCGCCTCTAGGAAGTCCCAGTGCGCTCTTTTTTCGGCGTAATCGGGGTGCCGACGTTCGAGCATTTCTCTCAGCTCGTCGTTCGACATGCCACTAAGGCGCGCTTTGAACTCTTCAAAGGTCATAAACAATACTTTCGGGAAAGGCAGTATTATAACTCATAGATGAGTGACAATCAATCTACCGAGATACGCCCATAATTTGGATTCTATTGACCGGGAACAGGTATTCGATCGGATAGCCGATGGCATCTGCCATGTGTTCAGTTCCCATCTTCTTATTCACTTCACGAGTGCCAGGATGATAGATCGTCTGTTCAAGACTTTCGATCACACGTTTACACTTCGCATTAACCCGCAGCCGAATAGTTCCGTCCGCCGATTTGAGCATCGAGTTCACAGCGTTGATCCTGTCGGCGACACGAGGGTGCTTCTTTCGATAGTAGACATGGTTGATGCCTTTCTCGCGGAAAACGGTCAGGTCAGACTCGCCCCGAGCGGAAGATCGTTGTCCGCCGGCAGGGTCAGGATAGACTGCGACCTTTCGTGCCTCGAAATGGCGCCAGTATCGGCGTTCCAATTCGTCCACGGTTTCTTCTGTGCTGGATTGGTTGAGATAGATTTCATCTACACACCAAAGCTCGTCATGGTCCGGACGCCATTGCAAAATGGCCGTACACATCGGATCGACGTTGAAGTCCTGGCCACAAAGCAATGGCAAGGTGGGGTCGAATTCATACTCGCCGACGTGGATGTTCCGGTCGAACGGATAGTAAACCCGGCCAGACATGGTTTCGAACGAGGCTTCGTATTCCTGTTTGAACGTCTTCTCATCCAAGTTCCGGCGAGCGGCTTCGATCTCTTTTTTCGGAATGAACGGGGAAGTCCGAGTTGGGAATTGCCAGCTATCCCAGTCTTGATCTGAGGCGTCTTGGCCGCGCGTGTAGAGTTCGTAAAGCTGGTTATAAGCTTTTGGCGTTCCGATGATCAGGCCATGACCCTGCTTGTCTGAAAGGGTGGGGTAGATGACCTCTTCCCAGGTTCCGGATTTGAAGTCCTGATATTCGTCCATCACGACGTAATCGACACCACGACCCCGCAGTGTATCCGGCTTATCAGCACCTTTGAGCTGAATTTCTGAGCCGTTGACCAGGCGGATTGAAAGCTTGGTCTCGTTCTTCTTTCGAACGAGACGGTTGGGGATCATGTCCACCAACTGGTCCCACATAATGTCTCGCGCCATCCCGTAGGTTGGAGCGACATACCAAACCAGTGCTTTCTTCTTTTTGACGGCCGCTTTAATCAGGTTGGTCGCAGAGAAGAACGTCTTACCCCAGCGGCGCCCAGCGACGACGACCTTGAAGCGCTTGTTGCTTCGACCGACCTTCATCTGTCCGGGGTGCAGCTTCAACATGTGCGCGCCGGACATGGGGTTTGGCTTCACAAGGATGGAAGGCACTATTCGTCCTCTTCCTCTTCAAAAGGCAGGACCAATGCGTCGCCGACATCGTCTTCGTCGGTTTCATCCTCTTCCAGCACTTCCCGAAGTTCGTCTTCGATCTGATCGAAGTTGGACTGGATCGCATCCAGTTCCTCGGCGGAATATTCGGCAATCGCCAGATCAGGCAGTTCCTCGTCATCCGGGTTCTCGTCATAGAGGCCGAACAGATGGAAGTTCTCATCCCGCATCTTCGCGATGTTCGCGGCGGCTTTGTTGAGAGCGATAAGGTTATCTTTCTTGGACGATAACGGCATCTTGTCTTTCACCGCATCACCAATCTCTTTCATGGTGAGCTTGCCGATCAAATCCGACCAGCCAAGATACTTCTCTTTCATCTCACCGATGCGTTGGACGCGTTTCGCCGCGTCGGTCTTGGCCTGTTCAGCGACCGCGTTGCCGACCTCGTGAGCACGAGACCCTTTCGTAGTGCCGCGAGCTTTTAACCCTTTACTGATGGCAGATCGGTTCACCTCGAACGCCTTAGCCAGGTCATCGATCGTGGCTTCACCGAACTCCCACAGAGCAACGATTTGGCTCCACTGAGCCGGGGTCAGTCTTTTGTATTTACTGTCAGTCATTGTTGAGTGAAAACCGGAGATAGGGAATGTGCCTATCTTTGGTTGACGCACGGTGTCCTATATATATTCAGATATAGATACCTAGTTGGTATTATAATCTATTATTTATAAATATATAGGAGTACCGCTTTCAACCAAACGTAGGCATTTAGCCTATGTCGTTCTAACGGTCTGATATCCCTTGTAAGTTGGCTTGATAATCCTGCGGTGCTGTCCGTCTCGCTTCCGGAGTTCACCTCTCTCGGCAAAGCCTTTGTTGATCAGCGCTCGCAGTGAGAACTGAAGGCTTTGTTTGGTTGTGTCGTAAGGCAAGCTCTCCAAGAGTTGGTCGAGATCGCAGAAGGTTCCGTCCGGATTTCCCTTCACGACAGTGTTTAGAATTATGGTCTGTTTGCCGGCTCGAAGGTTCTTACTCATGGCGACCCCCGATCTGTGAAATGAAGTGGCTCGGTTGGAGCCTGATCATCAAAAGCCAATAGCGGCACAATCGCAGGAAGCTCACGACCGACGTCCGGGTTTTGATATACGCCATACAGAGGGGAAGCCAGAACCATTTGCTGGAGCTGATAAACCAGTTCACGGACTGGGAGTCTTGCAACGCGGCTATCACCAAAAGATACTCCATCGGTCTCGATCAAAGCCTTTCCTGTGTTCTCAAGCATCGAATGCTTGCGGTAGAAGGCGCGAACTTCCTCGATCACTTTCGCGCGTCTCGTTTCTGGGAGGTCCATGATCTCGCGAACGATGCCTTCGGTGTCGGAAGGGTCGGCGTCGAACATGGATTTGAGGAACCGGATGCCAACGTCGTACTTGTTGGACTTCATCGGCGGACAGAATTGGAATCCCGCCTTTTGAGCGAATAGGTTATATTTACTCATTGATGACTGAATTTCGATGTACCGCTTACCCTCCATCCGGGAAGCGATATTGGTGAAGCGATATGCCAGGCCGGCGCCGCGAAACATTGTATCGACCACAACGCGAGCCACGATCGACATGTTGGCGTTGATCCATTTCATCCGCATCGTGTTCGTAAGCCTGGTGTCTCGGCCAGGCTTCAACTTGGGGAACATGACGTGCCGCTCTTTCAGCAGCAACTTCGGCGAGGCCATCATTAAAACGCCGATAACCTCGTCATCCAGGGTCATCTTGAAGTAGTGCGACCCCGGCGTGATTGTGCCGTGGTTCTTGTAATGAAGCGCTTCGAGTATCTTCCAATCGTCGCGATCCCCACGCGAGACTTGAATTCGCTCCATGAATGACAGCCGTGGACGCTCAGAGCGTTTCTCTGTCACCCAGTCAGTTGGGTCCACTTCCTGAAACTGCGCGCCAGCGTCCATCCTGATCAATCCTCGATCATGTCATCGACCATGCGAGCCGTGTCTTGATTTCCTTCGACCCGTTCGATGACGCGTTTCGCAAGCTCGCCGCGAAGATCGGCGACTACGCCAAGCGCTTCTGTGTCCCAGTGCGCAATCGCTCCGTCTTCGTGCCACATGACGATAACGAAGGCGTCCACCTCCCGTTCCGTGGCGACGCGCTTCATGTCGCCAATCATCTCGTGGACTTCTTTGCGGCGTCGCCGTTCTGAATTCGTTTTGATTTCGCTCAGGTGAGCGACTTTATTCTTGCTCATTGGGTCGCTCCAAAGACACGCGTTCGTGGAACCGCTTGCGAACCACCAAATCTGGCGCCAGTTCGTCTACGAGATCAGTGTGAGTGGTTGCCACCATCACCGTTTTGCCGGCACGTCTGGCGACCTTTTGAAGGTTGTACGCAACCACCTTGGCTGTCGTGCGATCCAGAACAGCGCCGAATTCATCGGCAACCCAGACATCAGCGTTCTGTTCCAGCAGCTTAGCCAACCGGAAGCGGTATCGCTGGCCGTCCGAAAGCTCAGTGGGTGTTCGGATGAACAGGTACGCGTCAGAGATCCCCGCCATCGCCAGCAGAGTTGTTGCCTCTGTCATGTTAGCGCCGAGCTGGTCGATGATTGGTTTTTCGTTGTGGTACGCGACGGTATCGATGTTCGCGACTTTCAGGCCGTGCAACTCCAGTTCGGCGCTGATCTCGCGCAGAAGCACCGACTTGCCTGATCCGGATTGGCCGGTGACGTAGACCATGTCGCCAGGAGTGATCGTAACCGGCAGATTATCGAACACGACAAACTGCTTGTCGTCGAGACCGATGCCGAAGGCTTCAGCGACATTGATGACGCGATCCGTTCGTTTCACACGGGTTTCAAACGACTTGCTGATGACGAGTTCGATAGGATGCTCAGTCACTTTTCGCCTCCGTGTACTTGTTCATGTGGAGTATCAGAGCGTCGGCGCCCTCCATTCCCGTTTCCGCTTCCAGCTCAGCCATAAACGCGACGGCGAGCTTGCGGGTCTTCAACGGTACTTTTTTGATCCCGAACGCTTTGGAGAGGGTGATCTCTTCGTCTTCGAGCTCTTCGGCTTCTTCGGCGCTTTCTTTTTCGAAGTCTTCAACGGCTCCCCCAATATCTTCTGCGATTGTATCCAGATCGAGATCGCCGATTTCACCGACCATCATCTCAAGCTCTTTGTCGTCCAGGCCGATATCGTCGAGATCGACCCCAAGACCTCCAAGGCGGTTCAATTCGCGCTGGAGAGTGTCAAAGTCATATTCGTCGGATGATGTTTTGTTTGCTGCAATCCGAAGCTTATCTGCCTGCTCTTTGGTGAGCATCTTGAGGTGACGAACGGGACAAGCGGTCCAGCCGAGCTTTTTGATCGCCTCGAACCGGCCGTGTCCGGAAATGATGAAGCCATCGACGTCGACAGTGATAGGGTCATTGAGACCTTGGTTCTTGATCGACTTCGCGAGCGCTTCGATTTGCTTTGGTGGGTGAACCTTGTGGTTCTCAGGGTAGGGGAGAATCTTTTCGATTTCCCAGCTTTCAACCGGCGCTTCAGCGATGTTTGGAATTTCAGTGTTGGCTGACAATTAATCCTCCGTCAGTAGGAGATGAGAGAGTGCATCGCCGGCATTTGTCATGTCGTCGTTGTCGTCGAAGCCTTCGCGCTTGATCGTTTTTTCGATTAGCTGGCGAATTTCCTCGGCGTCGCGAAGCGATACGCGGAATTTCAGAACGTCGTGCGTCTTGACCTGGCGCTCCGGACGGGAGGCTTCGTCGTCAAACTCGTCATCTTCGTCATCAAGTTCCAGATCGAAGTTGTCGAGATCGAGATCGACCATGTTCATCACGGCTTCAATATCGGCTGTGCTCACCGGCATGAACGCTTCAAGATCAGCACTATCTTCGCCAATATCTTCAATGATTTTAGCCAGTTGAATGAC